GCCTAGGGTGATGACACCAGTCAGACATTTGATCTTTTTAGAGAGGCGTACAGACGTGAGCAAGCTCTTTACCAAGCGTATGTGCTGGACCACGCTTGAGACGTTCATCCGCAACGGTGAGGCGTTCCACAACCACACCGGGACGTTCAGGGGCGTTCAGTGGGACGCTGACCACGCGGAGTTGCCGGGCAAGGGAAAGATGCCGGAGAGCGACTGGAACACGCTCAAGCGCATTCACGACATGTACGGCATTGACTATGTGGTGTACAGCTACCACACGGTTATTGCCTACAGGGACACTCACGGCACCTGGCATCACCCGGAAGTCACCTACAGCCGAACGACCACTCAGCATCAGAACCGCATCCGTGTGGCAACCGCTCAGCTTGGAAGGGTTGCGGCATGACGAAGGAGGAAGAAAACACCGAATGGATTAGCACATGGGTGCTCAATGATCCTGAAATCTATTACCACGCAATCGACGCTGCTTTTCACAGTGAGAATGAGCTAGAGAAAGTTGTAATGGACTTTCTCAAGTCCGCCGGGGAGAACACGGTTGCCGGTTACACGCATTCTCAGATGAACGGCAATGATTACGATTACGTCAACTGGAAAGAGATCAGAGAGGCCTTGCTGTCATGAACTTTGAATCTATTGAAACTGAAATCAGGGGAGCCATTAATTACAGCGTCAACGCGCTGAACAACGTCAAGCCTGATTGGCTCGATCACATGCCGTTGAATGTCTCATGTATCAACGTCATGGACCCGAACGCTTGTCCGCTTCACTACGCGTTCGGTGACTTCTGGGATGGCTATTGGATGCTTTCCGATAGGGGCTATGAGCGTGAGCTATCTGCCTTTACTGCTCTGTGGTCCTGGGAGGAACTTTCCGATGACGACAGGACACCTCGAATCGGCAGGCTCATCAGCATGTGGCGTGAGGTCATCTCAGAACTGAGAGATGACCAAAGCTAGCTAAGTGCTTAGCGCGTGCGCTCATTCAAACGCCTTAAATTAAAAAGCTGAAAAGCGGGGGCAGAGAATGAGCGTAGGCATATTCGCTTAGACAGAAAGGTAAAGACATGTACGGCGATTTCAAGTTTCAGCATGAGAACTACATGATTCGATATGAAGCGGGAACACTCAAGATCGATGAATTTTCACCGGGGGATATGACGGTGGATGGCTTCATTACCTCTCTGCACATCAGCATGAATGATCTGAGGGACATCTACCAAAAGGCCAAAGAAATCTCCAACGCCCTTGATGTTGCCAAGGGGGACCGTGTGGTATTGACCGATGAATTTCTGGCAAAGGGGGGGGAGCACTTGCCAACCGCTACCACAACACCGTTGGTGTGGTAGAAAAAGTCTTGACGGAATGGGATAAAGATGACCCTATCTGCTGGGACTATCACGTCAATTTCAGCGGTAATCCCAGTGGTGTGCATTGGGGAGATGTCAGGAAGATCTAGCAGGGGTTGAGATGGACCAAAGAACAAAGAACAGAATCAGAGAACACGGCGGGCATTGGAAAGAAGTAGAATGTAGAGAATGGGTATTATGCCTTAAAGGTCCAGGTTTACTAATGAGATGTCCAGAGCCATGCAATTGGATAGGGTGGATAAGACTGGTAAATAACTAGTTGGTTATATATCGATATTCGATAGACAATAAGGCTACAGAAAAAGGTAAAAATGTAGATTTGCGACAACGTATTTGCGCCTTTTTTAACGGTAAAACAACGAAAAAGCGGGGAATTTAACGGTTTTTCCCCGTATTCACCGTAAAATCAACGGAATTGCAAAGGATTTAGTATGTCTGCACAGATGATTGTGAACGTCTCTGACCTGGTGGAATGTGAATGTGGCAATATGACCCATCCTGATATGGATATGTGTGGTGAATGTCTTCAGTACGAGGATGTTTTTACTACTAGGAATATCAAGGCACATGCTCAAGCCCGCCGTTTTTTGATTAATGGTAATTAAATGAGGCTTTTTGTGCTGCGAATTGCGGCACTTTTCCTCATTTGTGTCTTTGGATTTGGGCTTTATTGCCTTTTATTGGTGTTGTGGGCTGCTATTTGTAGCCACTGACAACACATGAAATGGCTTAATTATTACGCTCTGTATAGCAAAGTAAGGTTTTTACCCCTATGAAAACACCACTTTTGCTCACACTGCGTAGCTATGGTCCATAGGTAGGCCCATAGAGGGCCCTGAGAGGGATGTAGGGGGACTAGAACGGTTTCCCCTACCCCTTGCCTACCCCCTGATAGATGATGTTGTTAGAGAGGCTGTGAGATGGGTCTAGGTACAGCATGTGGGCTGCTACTGCTGTGTGTGGTGCTGGTAGTAGCCATTGCCCTCAACCACGGGGATGACAGTGAAGACACATACCAATGATGTTGTCATTACTAACCCCATGCGTATTGATGGATTGTCTATTGGTGATGTAATTGTATTACCTGTATGGGGAGAGGTCAGGGTAATGAAGACACCTTTCTTTGATCCCGCGCATGATAGACAATTCATTACGCTTATTGTTTTATGTGATGACAAGACAATAAGGCTGACATGTGCACGCAATATGTGCTTTCAATATGTGGGCCTTGATCTTGGCTGATGAATGGCGTTTAATTGTTGATTTAATTGCGCCATTCATTTTCCATTATTTATATTTATTTAATATATGTGCGCACTATATTTTTTGCTTTTGGTTTTCCAGGCCTACATCGTGTTATTAATAGAAAAAGTCACATTTTGAGATTTTGAAAAAGCTACTTGTCAGTAGCTTTTGCTACTAATATTTTTAGATTGTCTAGTCTGTCTCTGAGCTTCTGTATATCTCGTTCTATGTTGTATATGGTGTAGTCAATTGTTTCTAGCGCTTCTTCTATTTCTTCAGTCATATTTAAATGTCCATCTTATGCCTGTTACTTCGTCTACTTTTTCTTGAATATATTGATCATAGCTTATTTTTACATCCGGTGGGTCTCCGTATATGTTGCAGGGTACTGCATGAAATACTATTTCTCTTTGTTTGTATTTTAGTTTTAGTAGCATACCTTTGATATAGCACTCAACTTCAACCCCGCGTTTGTTTGCGGCCTCATCAATATATACTGACTTGTGTTTATGCCATCCGCTAAGCCAGTCAATCAACGTCACTGTTAAGGTCTTCCCATCTATTAAAACCTTCTGGAATTCCGGCCCAGTCTACATCTCTAAACCAAAAAGCAACTTTCGAGCTTAGTTCCATTTTTGTTCCTTCAGTAAGTTTAATGGTGGTCTCTCTGACCGCTTTGTTGTCTTTGTAGTCAAGCCATACCTGAACAACCATAGCCTGGGGCGAATATGAGTTAATGGAGAAGTCTGAAAACTCCTGACCTTGCACATATTTATAAGCTTCAAATACCTCTTTGACTACTGCTTCATACTTTTTCATATAAGTCCTTTCGATACTTTTACTTCATACTCAATATTTTGGTGAGCTGTTTTTATTGCATCTTCAAATGTTCTTGCCCTTGATGTACCAAGCCAACCATTATGTTTTTCTTCGCCGGGCGGATAGATTTTTATGAGCCACGGTTTGTCTACATCATGTAGTCTTATTTTTCTTATCTTCGCCCAATAATTTGTGCGCATATTCAATCTCCATTAAACGGTTTGAATAGTCTCGTAATAAAATCCTGGGCTTCTCTGTATGCATAGTCGTGTTCTTCTTTTGATTTGAACTGACTGTTTCGTAGAACATCCATTATTCTTTTATAAACTTGTCCAGCATGTTCATGCGCTGATCTTACTTCCCGGCCGATCTGTATCAACTCTGATTCATTGGTTTGTAAAAAGGATTGCACCTCTGATGGTCTCATTACCAGATTCCTTTGCTATATTGTTCGGCCTGCTTTACCAGCTTTGATCTGAATTCACGTTCACGCGTATGGCTTTCACCATTGTATTCTGAAAGTACTTTTACTCTGGACTCAAGCTCCTCAACTTCTTTATTATTTTTTGAGCGAAATGCTTGCTCATTTTTGATATTCTCAAGCAGTCTCAGCATTTCCAGTTCTTCACCTGTCATTTTGTAATCCTTGTCTGGTTGGCTAGCTTTGCATATTTCAAGCTTTTTGACTCTATTAATTCGTCATCCAGCATAAGCGTCTCTAGTAATTCCGCTGTTCTTTCTGTCGCCAGTGCTATTCTATTCAATAGATATAATTCATCATCATTCATATTTTCCTCCTATATTTAAACCCCGCCGAAGCGGGGTTATGTTCATTCTTTGTCTTCTTTTTCTAGAAAAGATCTAAAGTGTCTTTTTGGATCTTTGACTTCTCCGTCTTGTTTACGCATGGACATGTTATCCAATATCATATTAACAAGCTTTTCTAGTTTCTCTACTCTTTCTTCTAAGTTCATTGCTTCTCCTATCCTATTAGACCCCCGGTTTTAGCCGGGGGTCTAATATTATTTCCTGCCTCTTACATTAGATGTTTTTCTTGCAGTTACAACCTGATCTTCATTAGTGGCTTGTTCTGGTTGTTTAACATCAACTGGAGATTCTCCAGCTACTTCTCTTAACTTTGCTTCGACTTGTTCAAGTCTTTTACGTAGAGCTTCTAGTGTGTCATCGGCACGTCCTAATGCCTTTTTGACACCCTCCTCTACGTTATCTCTGTGGTGATCGAAAAGATCACTTAATCTACCCATATTGTCACCTCCTCCGCGCGGAGAGTTACATTAAGGGTACCACAATTATATTTAAATTAAACTATCCATTGTGTGGATTTTTCCACATTCCTCTGATTACTTTAGAATCGGAAGTGGGCAATGTCTTTTTACATCTTTTGCATACTAGAACTTTCTTATTTCTCCGGCGGCACTCCATAATATCTGCCCCACAGCATAATGAATAAATTCTCATGACTTCCTAATCTTTTTTCTTAAAAACAAGTACGTAATCAACATGCTTGACTGATCTTCTTTTATTATAGGCTGGGTCCCATACTACATTGAACTTAGAATCAACTATTACTGCGTGATCACAACGTTTGCCAGAGGGGGACTTTCCAACGCCGATTAACTTATCAGGGAGTCTGGTAGAGATAGAGTCGGTCCATTCCATATACATTCTATAGCCTTTTTTATTTGACCAGACTCTTAGTTTCGCTAACCAGTTTGAATCATTACTTCTGCCATAATAAGGAACTTCATCATAATTTATATCGAGTAGCTTGGATATACAGGCTGTCAGGCAGTCATCTTTTCGCCCGCGCGTTATCCAATTATTTCTTCTTTTTGGCATTTTCAGTTTTACTTACATACCTTTGTAATTGATCAATCTCAAACTTTAAGAGTCTGATTGTCTCTTTTATTTCTCTTAACAACGATTCGCTGCAATCCTTTGAGCCCATGAAGAATTTTAATGTTGCTTCAGCATCTTTTAGAGCCACTTGTTTTAACACTAAATCAGCCTTGGCGCTTCTTAAATTCATGCAAAAGTCTCCCAAACCTTTTTATTCCAACGGGCATCGCTCAACGCGTGGTGTTCATCTTCTGGTTTGAATCCAATTTGCTTGCCACCAACCAATTGTTTTAAGTCTTTTGTGTGCATGGGAATTGAATCCGGCAATTGGATCATTGATCCAAAACATTGCGCAAGGCACACATGATCATATGCTGCAAAATATCCCCATAGTTCTACATATCGTCTGTCAAGAACTTTACCCTGAAAAGTATCCTCAATAAAGTTCTTGATAATGTGACCAAATTCTGAAAACTCATATCCACATTGGCTCATGTCGGTACTAGAAATATGATCAATTACGTTTTTTTCTACCCATTCTGATGTTCTTACAAGCCCATCAAATTCCCATTGAAAATAAGTTTTATTTACCAAATATAATTCTCTACCATCATCGCCAACCATTCCTAATGAAATGGGAAAGATGGTAGTAAGTCCTGTTTTGGGATCTTGTTGTTCTTGAAATTCCCAATCGTAAAAATATCTATGCATCAAATAGTTGTCCTTCGATTCTTTTAATCATTTTTCTAATTTCTTTTAAATGTCTTTTAAAAGCACTTTTTGTGGTTCCGCGTGATTTTACAATCTGCTCCATTAACCATTCTTCCTTTGAGCGATATTGTAACCACTGCTCAAAAATGAGCGTGATAACTTCCTCGCGGTATTCGTCTTCATGCATGTTCGCTCCCGTGCGCGCGTATAAGCGCAGTCGTATAACTATTTTTTGATTGTCACCCTCTCTATTATTTAAGGTCAGACCGGGTGACACGACTGGGTGACAGCCTGGTGACGTGATGGGTGACGTCGTATTTTACGGGGGTGACAGAGGGGTGACGCGACATTTTTATCAGGTGACGTCGCGTCACCTACTGCTTACAGCACTATCCTATAGATAAAGTCTTCCTTTGTCAAGGATCCGTCCTCCACTAGCCTTCCAAGAGCCTTGTGTAACCATGCTCTTGATCTTCCTGTTTCTAGCAGCACGTCCGCTACTTCTGGCGCTTGAAATTCGTATTTCTCTGAATCTTTGAAACTTGATATTTTATTCAGTAGAACTTCCATTGCATCTTCATAGCTTATTTGTGCTTTTGGCTTATCGAAGGCCAAGAAACTATCTGAAAACTGTGATTCCATTTGTACTTCCTCCTCATCGGTCTCGACTACGACCGTATCGGATTGTACCGGCTCATCTGACTTATTACAAGCATCGAAGATATCCTTAAGGCTCTTCATTGTAATTGGATCAATAGGCTTTATTTCTCTAGCGTCAGCAGCCTCTAATAGTTGCTCATCTGAAATGAGCGCAGATCTCAATGGGGTTGTCCACATATCTCGATTAACCTCAGGGTGTACTAGATATGCATACCCTGGACTTGAATTTCTCCAAACGGATGGATCGGCACCTGATGCGATAACATCGTCTGGTAATGCGAACGTCGCATCAGCAATATCTTGCACGCCAAAACATACGACCGCTGAGAATTGCGCACGGGCCGCTGTATCAACAGCAACATGGCTAGCACGTTGTAGTGATGCAGTAATGGAAATACCAACAGATCTAGCTGTCTCCATCATTTTGATAAAAGCCGGATTGCTTGCGATCAGACCTGATGCTTCTTCTATATGGAAATATAGAAATGTTAGGCCGGACTCTTCATCCCATTTTGTCTTATTAAGTCTACCAAGCTCATCGGCACGGTCCTTAATCGTTCTAGAAAATCTCTTGAACAATGCCTCAGCTATTGCTTCTTCAGATATGACAAGATGCAAGCCTTTTCTTGCAAGGTTCAGGGTCTGATTTCCCTTTGTGACGTCAACAACTATCACAGCACTATTTTTATGCTGAAAAGCTCTGGCAAAAATTACTTTAGCGAACTCAGACTTTCCTGAACCATTCATGCCTTGAATCAACATGTGAATAGAGCCTAGTCGTGGAGAGTGTAAATTAAACTCCGCAGGATCACCATTCTCATACTTTCCTATGACTATTTTGTCATTAGGGCTCGTAAGTTCAAGACTTGGTTCATACTTTATTACTTCATTTAGTAAATCTCTACGTGTTATTGTAAAGTGACCACGTGATGCATCATTACGATCTGGCTCAATTCTTACCGCGTTTTTCGGGGCCTTAAAAAGACTAGCCAAATGTTTTTTATATTTTTGAGCATCTTCAATGGTATTCTTACCTCTTTTAACTTGGATTATGCCCTTTATTCTATCTTTGGTGTTCTCCAAAATAGTGGTCTTAGTTTCTTCTAAGCCATGATGCTTAAAGAATTCTCCCATTGGATCATCTCTTTTTTCAGACTTAACTGCTGTTCTTATATTCCATGAACCAGCAAGAGCCAATCCGAATATTATCCACACAATTAGTACAGCTGGATTCCATGGGGCATAAAAAATAGAAAATCCCAACCAAACACCCACACTGATTAAGGTAAAAACACCATGATGCCTACCGAAATCTCTGCGAGTCCTTGAGGCCTTCCACATAAACGCACTAAGAGCTGCTGTACATAGTCCTACAGCAATCACTATTAAAATGGATTGGCCACCAAAGAAATCGAGGTGGCCCACCAACCATAAAACGATAGAGAGTATAAACGTCAAAATCCAAACTAGATATGGCTTTACTAAAACCATACTACTTGACATAATACTATCTATCGCTTTATATTTTAGCCTTCTGGCTAAATAGCTCATTTAATTTTAAATTCTTCTACAGGTTTCTTCACCGAAGCCGATAGTTCTTCAGCGAATTTCTGTTCAAACATAGTCCAAGTTTTAACGGCACCAGCAGCAGCAATCTTAAAGGATTCGCCAGTGGTACGGAGAGAAGAAGCAATTGATCTTGCTCTTACAGCATTGCGTACACCTCTTACATTAGCAAGTCTTTGCTGTAATATTTCTGCTCCCCAATTAACTTCATTATAGAGGTCATAGCACAATGAACGTAGAGTATCCAAATATTTCTTTAGAGCCTCGTTGTCCAATAGCTCTATGTCTCCTAATTCTTCTACTCTTTTAGACACCTTTAAGTGTCACCTCCTATTGTAGGAGCGTAACACACCAAATGGTCTAAGTCAATGGCCTGGGAACAGAAGTTGGCTTTGCTGGCCTATCCGGTAAAACTATATTTGTATCAATATAATCAGCAGCGCTCTTCGGAGTTCCTAGATCAAGCTCTCTTTTGCCTTCACGTAAAGCATTAATAACTACTTGATCCACTGTGCGCAGATCTGGAATTGTTGACCATTCGGGTAACACTATAGAGCCTTTGGACATAGTTCCGAATAATGTATTAATATTAGTCTGATACGACATTTCGACCGTATACACACTTCTATCGACACCTGCCAGATTACACCAGTCGTTTAATACTGATTGTTTTATTGCATATCTAGGCATCAGTCGATCCACTCCACTACCGTTAGTCCGTTATGACCATGAATTCCGATGGCATCTTCGATATTTTTCCAAAACACTAAAGATGGTCTGTCTCCAAGCCAACGGAGCGCGACACTGCCATCAGAGAATTCTACTCCTTCAACCACGACGCCAGTACCAGAAATACCGCTGACGTCCTCTTTTCTATTTAAAACAAATCTTCTCACTCTGGTTGCTTAACTTCCTTTCGTTTTTGTATATGGTCGCATTTTGTACACTTATGTATAATGGCAACCACTGGTCCATCTGCTTCGTGCCTTAGTTCTTCAACTTTTACACTTTTGAATCTACATACTTCACATTTCATCATAAATTAAGTGTATCAGACATGATAACATCTTTTAAATTCTTCATTGGAGTAGAAGACTGTAGCGCCATTTGGCTCTTGAACAATCCATTCATTTATCTTAATAACTCCATGTTCTGTACCCAGTCCAGAAACCTCGATGTGCACAGACTCAAATCCGGCTTCACCCAGCATCCATAACCTTACTAGATCACGGTTTTCTTCAGTAAGTTGAATACAGGCATAATTATCTCGTGGGAAGCATCTCAGCCATTCCAGATCATCAACCCTGCCCTGAACAGTAATCTTTGGATATAAAACATTCTCGGCGATCTTCATCATTGTATCGAACTTCTTTTCTAATTGGAGTTTGTCGAGGTATCTACCAATTTCCTCAAAAGTTGTCATTAGATATATCCTCCATCGTTCTTCCATTTAGTAATATAAGCAATCCATTCTGGATCATATTTTTGAACTGATAAATATTCTTCCCATTGCCAAGAACAAGTCTCACATGGGTATTCTTGTTGCGCTCCGGCCATCACCGTGCAGTTATTTTTCCTATCGCCATATTTACAACCATGCCATTTACAACAATGTCCAGTATGAACATCGCCTTCAAAGCTCGATTGATCCATTTGCGGCCTCCAATATCTCTTCAAGAGTTCCAATAAAATCAAAATCGCCTAGATCTATATTATGATGAATATATCTCCCTGTAGTTGTTTTTGCGTAAATCTCTACATCAGCACGTGGCGACTCAGCCAATGAGCAATAACAACTTGGGTCTGCTCCACCACAACAAGCATAACCCTTGACAAACACCATCCGGACGTCAATATCTTCCATCAGAACGGCTTCAGGCGGGGCTAGTTGAGACTTAATTTTCTTGTATCCCCATACCTTTAACGCATCTTCATATTTCATTATCTATCCAATTTTAGTGGGCCGTAATCTCTTTCCAAGACTGGCCATTTTAATCCTACATATGCAAGGATATGTTCAAAATGCCACAGAGTCCATCCTCTATTTGCATCATCCCATTTCCATCTGTAACCATCACTATCCTTGACCACGCTGTCATGCGCTGGCTCTTGCATATTAATCACCTTAATCCCCGACTATAAAGGGATTGTAAGATGAAGTATATTATTCCTCAACTATAGGAAACGGCATAGGTCCGTATAATTCTAGTTTTTTATGAAGATCATAAATCTGCCCGGCACCCTCTTCATCAAAATGCGCGAGAATATGTATTAGAACATCATAGTTACGCATTGACTGAATGAGTAATGCTGATAGTAGTTCTTCTACGCTTGGCTTCTCTTCTTCAGACATCTATTTCCTCTGTATCCAAGAGTAGTTCTTCCCTCACTGATTCCAACGCTCTGTCATGAGCCCATTCTTCATCAATATCATCAACTATATATGTCTTTACATATATATCACCTATGTACACGTCTGTTTTAAATCTAGGCATCTTCAATCTCCCAATCCAAATATTGTCTTGAAAGTAACAGGAAATAAGGGCTTCGTCAAGTCCCTGAGAGCCTCAGCATATTTTTGAAATTCAAACTGTGCTCCATGTCCCAAGCGTTCTTTTAATAAGTGTATGAGCGCTGCTAGGGACATTGTTGTACGTACACGAACGTACATACCATAGGCGGGAAGGAAGAGGCGTGCTTGTTCTGCACAAACACCTATCTGCATCCAATAGTCATACTTTGACACTCCATAATTGGCATAGTCCATCAGTTCTTTAGTAATGAACTGACCAAGTCTAGGATCAATCGGCTCACCAGAGCCTTGTTTTGAATTCTCAGGAGCACCACGCCATTGATCTAACTCGGGAATATAGAAGGTAGGAACTTCAGTAACATATCTACGGGATGTTTCATTCATACAAGTGCCATCATCAATATGCGATGCGGCAACAATATACTTCCAATACTGACGAGCCACCATAAGTGGCATATAAATCTCAAATTGCAGTGTCGCCTGTCTAAATACAGACATTTCATTATTTCTAACGAGATACGCCATAAGGCGTTCATCTCGGGTTGCTAAAGAGCCGTCATTATTTGGCTTACATTCTTTATCGTACGAGACGCGGGCGGCATTAATAATTGACGCATCGCTTCCCATATGATCAACCAATCTAACGTATCCATGATCCAAAACATCAATTTTTTCTAACAAAATGCTCCTCTATGTAATCAGCAATCTTTATTCCACATTCATATATATTGCCAAGCTCGTAACCACCACGATCACCTTTACTCAGATCATCTGTGATAATTGGATAGATCATCCGCTGAATGATCCAGCGGATGTCTTCTTCCATATCAAATCTTTGTTTGTTGAAATCATCCATTTACTACTCTATATCTAATAACGGCCTGTGTAAATGGCTCTACTTCCCAAACCCTTATATTAGGATCAGCTTTTTGATACTCGGTAGATCCTTTACTCCATGACAGCTTCACATACGAATCATCATCAAATCCATATATTGATTCAATTGTAGTCATCCATCTGCTTTGACTAACGACATCCCTGCATTTCTGATCAGCATCTTCAAGAAATTCATCAAGTTCCCATAGCTGTGTTTTATTTGTTCCATGAGCTGTAAACCACTTAACCAACTCTTGTGCTTTAGTGAGCAATTGGATCACCCTGAAAATATTCAGTCATTTCACACGTCTCATTGTCAACCAGTGCTGTTAGTTCTGCAAGTGAAATTGATCCATTGATTTTGACAATTTCAATAATTTTACGCAAAGATCGACAGGTAACATCAACGTACAGACTGTCATAGCAATCTGGAACTCCTGAAATTGTTTTTAAAAATTGATCCAAAGTTACTGGTTCGTAATCTTCATCCATTTTCTTTTCCTTTCAGCAATCCTGCTCTTGTAAGCTCATCGATAATACGAGGAGTCATTTCAAGCCAATATTCATCTAGCTTGCAGTACATATTAAGAGCACCTTTCCAATGATCCTCCGTTGCAGAAGTCGCTTCTGCAAATTCAAGAGCCCTCATTAACCAATCGTTGACAATTCCATCGACAATTCTCTTCGCTAGCGGCTCTTCACGTGCAATCTTTTCTTTTTCTGTATTGTAATTCATTCCTCGCCAAATCTTCCTTTAAAATAGTTTTCTGCCTTATTAAACATCTGATCTAAGATGTCAAACCAGGCATCATATTGGCGATATGATTTGTCTCCATACCACTCGTCTAACATTGAAATGCCGGATAGATAGAAATCTAGCGTATCCTCGTTTCGATATTTCATATGGGCCATAAATTGCCCGGCGGAATTCAGATGATCGAATATTCCATGATCACGATAATCATTCAAGTAGTTGCTCATTTTACTCCATGCTTTTCAAGATGATCAGCAAGTTCAGTTAGTCTGTTGCCATAATCAATCATTTCAGATGTGTAAACATACTCTTCTCCAGCAAGATTCGCACCAATAAATCGAAGTGATTCGATAAGATCGATCAAATTCATCTCATCACCTTGTTCAACCTCGAAATACTTTTTATCCATCGCTTCAGGCTCACAGGAGTAGAATTCTCCCTTGAGTCCCCTGACAACCCAGTGACCAATAGGAACATTTAGCCACTGGTGTTCTAGAGTGTTGTAAACACGCATGTACGGTTGCGCAGGGAAGGTTTCAATTTCTCCATATTCGAGAAATTCAGCAGGAACAAAATCTCTGATGACAGCCAGGGACTCCTCTGATCCATCCCACTGAAGTTCCGCACTTACAATTTGTACTTTTTTGGTTTGCCAGTTAATGGGCATTCTTTCTTCTTTCTAGTAGGTTGCTTGTGTAAACAAGCTTACACTAAGTACGACGGGGTGGGAAGACGTCGTTACAACAACGTGATGTCTACTTCCTACCCCAAGTCTTCAATCCACAAAATTCTTTAACAATTAAAACTTTCTGGCAATAAAAACATCGCCATTCATCATTAAGTCGCCTTGTGTTGGCCTTAGGGGGTCTGCATTGATGTGCCATTTATTTCCTCTTCCATACTAAGACATTAAGAGTTTTATTGAGCGGTTGTGCGATCCATACTTGACCACAACCTTTTGTTTTACATTTCCATGTCGATCCAGCTTTGAATACACGTAAACCTGGAATCATATTAGGAGTTTTGCAATTGTGGAGCACCATAAGGCCAATCTCTCGTCAACCACCCAGAACCACTGATTTCTACTAGACGTAAACAACTTCGCGAGAAAGAATTGACATGACGCCATCTCACTACCACTACGGCATCATTGTCTTCTGTGAATACCGGTTCATCACGCTTGGATGTAAAACGCTCCATTACTGCCTTTTTGAATTGATCGGGGGACCTGAAGTAACCCCATACTTCTTCGGACGCATATCCAGTACGTCCTACATCTGGTGTCCCATATTCTTGAAATATAGCTCTATACATTATTTACATCCAATCATTTTTTTAATCACAATCTTCTGATACCTTCTGCCATTCAATTACATCTGCCCACATTGATAATCCACGACATTTCCATAGTTGACCACACTTACATTTCCAAATGTCACCAGGATGGTTACCGGCGGGGAGCCAACAAGAGTGTTGTCTTGGTTCTCTATGAACGTACTCTCCACGCTTAAATAAATCAAAAAGGCGGCGGATCAATTTTACCTGCACGATAATTCCTATACATTATTAAAAACTCCATCATCTGTTCAGGAGTATAGTTTTTGAACTTTATATCACGCTCTTCACATAACTTCTCAAATTCTTTCAAGAGGTCTATAAGCTTGACAATATCATTTCTTGATATCTTACCTGTCATCTAGTATTGCCTCCTTGCATAAGGGATGATAAACCCTTCCCTTGTAAGGTTTTGCGTTCACCTTAATACGTTTGTGACATCTTGCGCATATTTGCTGCTTAGGCATTTGGAAATCCCAATCTATATTTTCCTCTTTTTCTAATTAGAAGTCCTAACTCTACCATCCTATTGAACGGAATCTCTTTGGCTACGATTCTTCCATTCGAATCTGAAATAAATTTTGCGGGCTGCGACATATCAGGAAAATCCTTTTTCACTATCGCGAGCCAGCTTTCTTTTCTATCAAAATTCACAATAAGTATAATTATGCTTAACTCTTGAAGACTAATAGTCTTCGTACTTTTCGTTGTCTTTCTTATTTTTTGATACAACTCTATACCCCCCTAGACTGGGGAGACATACAAGCAATTAAGAAATTTGTATGTCAGATGAGGACCACCGGTAAGGTGGTGTCTCCCGGAACCAAGTCAATTAGGCCATCCCTCCTACCTCAGGAGCACGGTATTAATCGTACGGAGCGGGGTATCAGTACTTCATTTACTCACGTGTCATTCTTACTGAAGGAATGACTTCAATGTTGTCCAGTCTGCTCCCCTAACAGTATCTTGTCTTATTAGAAGAGGTTACCGCCGATCTTCGACTGTCAGATTTATTGCCCGGTACAGTGGCTCTGGGATATACACGGGATGATCGGCTCGGCTCTGTTACGTAAAGAGTACGGAGCACATGCTTGCCTCGACACGAAATTAATCGTACTAAGCCACCTATTTGCTCGTTAGGCCCCGGATTTAGCTTTATCGCAAATGCGAGCATCACCTTCGATCGCTATCGACGTACCTAGGGTAACTAGGCATTGTCACGTAAACGGGCGAACCCCGATATCTTACGAATTTTGGGCATAAGAAAAGCCCCTAGAGGAATGTTCGTGGTAGGAACTCTAGGGGCTTTCAAGTATTAATTTTACCTCAGGCTTCCCACCACGTCAACCTGTTGTCAGTCTAGCAGACCAGTCCATCAAAGTCAAGCGATAGGTGATTGCTATTGCAAACGGATCATGCTACTATAGCACTATGCCTGTTTGCGCAGGTCAAGGATAACACAACGGGACGGAAAACACAATATGGACATAAGTTTTTATTGTAATGAAGGCGATCTTAACCTGAATGGCGGATATGGAATCGCTGGGTACAATATTTTAACTTCATTAAAAAAGCTAGGGCACAATACTCCATGGAATAATTCACAATCTCCTGTTCAACTATTCTTTTCATTTCCCAGTTTTTATTCAGATTTCATTAGACCTAATCAACATAAAATACATCTATTGGTATGGGAATCAACTGAGTTTCAAGAAGGATGGAAAGAGATTCTAGAGGAAGTTGATGAAATATGGACGGCATCAGATTGGGTAAAGCAGATAGTTGAGGATAATGGATTAAAAGTATCCAATGTTTATCCTCATGGAATTACTCCAGAATGGAAGCCTTTAAAAAGGAAAGTAAACAATAAAGTTAGATTTCTGCACGATGGAGAACCGGCGGTCCGAAAAGGTGGGCAGATCGCCTTTGATGCTTTCAGAGCTGCCTTCGGAGATAAAGATGACGTTGAACTAACCATCAAAGCGAAGAGATCATCTTTGATACGAGAGTACGATCGTTATGGATCAATAGTTGGACTGCCAGACAGGCATAAAAATGTCAAGATAATCACACAGGTAATGGAATTGTCTCAAGTTGTTGGACTTTACCATCAGCATCATGTTATGGTATGTCCATCCTATGGAGAAGGTTTTGGATTTCCAGCGCTACAGGGTCTGGCAACGGGTATGCCAACCATAGCAACTGCTGAGTGGGCTCACTATAAAGACCGTTTAGGACCCCTGGGGGTACGCTCTGATTATATAGAGTCGCCGTGGCCTATGGTTCACCCAGGAAAAGTTGTAAAACCAGATTTTGACGATCTCGTAGATAAATATAGATATGCTTATAATAATTATGACAGCCTGAGTAGTGAATTTTTCAACAAATCATGGTCAATCCATGAAGAATATGATTGGCTTAAGTTGACAGAAAGATCTTTTAAAAATGTTGTCGAAAGATTTGGCTCATAAATAGAAATGGTATAATCAAAAGACGATGGAAGAAGAATTTAAGGACTGCTATATATGTGAAAGGAGTTTAAGATTAACTGATTTTCACAGCAAGAGGCGCGAATGCAAAGAGTGTTCAAAGGGAATCAAACTTACATACAGATATGGAATAAGTATGGATGACTATGAGAGAATACTTGAAGAACAAAGTGGTGTTTGTGCAATTTGCCAGCGTAGTCCAGAAGAAGCCGGGGTGCTAGCCGTTGATCATGATCATAGATGCTGTCCCACAGAGAAAACATGTGGAAAATGCATACGAGGACTTATATGTACCTGTTGCAATGTTTCCATCGGAAGATTTAATGATGATGTTGAGCGCCTTGTGCGCGCAGCTGAATATTTGAAAAGTTACGCCTGATCGACAGGATAGACTAACTATCCTGTCTATTTTTATCTTAATTTAAGGGGACCATTATGGTTAAAATTGATGAAAGTGGCTACATCGATAACCCATATCAACAATTTATTGCGACTTCACGTTACGCAAGATGGGACGATAGCCTAGGACGCAGGGAAACCTGGGTTGAAACAGTTACAAGATATATGAATTTTATGCGTGATCATCTAAAAACAAACAATGATTACGAGCTTAGTGATACAGAATACATCGAGTTACATGACGCTATTGCAACAATGCAAGTATTGCCTAGCATGCGAGCATTAATGACAGCAGGACCAGCATTAAAGAAAAATCATATTGCAGCATATAATTGCTCTTATGTTCCTGTTGATTCACCGCGAGCATTTGACGAGATACTCTATATTCTTATGCACGGCACAGGTGTTGGATTTTCAGTAGAAGCAAAATACACAGAAAAATTACCTGTAATAGCAGATGAATTTGAAGAAACGTCTACTACGATTGTAGTGGACGACTCAAAAGAAGGATGGCAGAAATCCTTCAAGGAGCTTGTTGCTATGCTCTATGCTGGCAATGTTGCTAAGTGGGATACGTCAAAGGTAAGAGCAAAAGGAGCAAGACTAAAGACTTTTGGCGGCCGTGCGAGCGGGCCAGAACCATTAGAGAATCTATTTGAATTTACTACTAATCTTTTTCAAAGGGCAAAAGGGCGTAAACTAACAACGCTTGAGTGCCATGATTTAGTTTGTAAAATTGCTGAGATTGTTGTAGTTGGCGGGGTAAGAAGAAGTGCGCTCATCAGTCTCTCTGATCTCAGAGATGACGATATAGCAAAGTCAAAAGTAGGTGCATGGTGGGAAGCAAATAGCCAACGTGCATTAGCAAATAATTCAGCGGTATATGAAACCAAACCAAGTCTTGGGACATTTTTAAGGGAATGGACAAATCTATATGACTCAAAATCAGGAGAACGAGGAATATTTAATAGAGAGGCTTCTGCACTCGCCGCAGGTCGAAGCGGCCGTCGCCAAGTTGATGGAATCGAATTTGGAACAAATCCGTGTTCAGAAATTAACCTACGACCCTACCAATTCTGCAACCTATCCACCGTTCCAGTATCGGGAGAGGATGACCTCAAGGCCCTACATAGAAAAGTGGAGTTGGCGGCTATTCTCGGAACCTGGCAATCTACGCTTACCAACTTTAGAGGCTTAAGAGCAATATGGAAGAAAAATACAGAAGAAGAACGACTTCTGGGTGTATCAATAACAGGCATTTTTGGTAACGAACTACTAAATGGTAAAAAGAATGGTCTTGCAGAAAGATTAGAAGATCTCAAAGCGACTGCCGTTAATACAAATACAGTATGGTCAGAAAAACTTGGAATTCAACAATCAGCCGCTGTTACCTGCGTAAAGCCTGAAGGAAATGCAAGTCAGTTAACAGGAACATCATCTGGAATACACCCGTGGCACTCACCTCAATACATCAGGACTGTAAGGTCAGATAAGAAAGATCCTCTAGGTAATTTCATGAATGATGTAGGCATACCAAGGGAAGACGATGTCATGAATCCTGATGTTGGAGATGTGTTTTCATTTCCAATTAAGGCCCCCAAGAATGCTATCTTCAGAAAAGATATAACTGCAATACAGCACCTCGATCTATGGCTTACATACCAAAGAAGTTGGTGCGAACATAAGCCATCAGTGACCATAAACGTTAAAGAAGATGAGTGGTTGGAAGTGGCAGCGTGGGTGTATAAGAATTTTGATGAAGTAACCGGAGTCAGCTTCCTGCCCTTTTCTGACCATACATATAAGCAAGCTCCATATCAAGAGATAACGGAAGATCAGTATAATGAGGCAATGAAAAATATGCCAAGTAAGATCCACTGGGAATTACTTGCCCACTATGAAGAAACAGACGAAAATGTAATTGGTGGAAGAGAATTAGCATGTTCGGCTTCTTCAGGCTGTGAAGTAGTTGACCTCGTTAAAGAATGATATAATATATATTGGCAATTCGTGAGAATTAGCTACCTAGGATAAAAGCCACCTCAAAGAGGTGGCTTTTATTTGTAATTTGTCAAATTTGCATTTTTTGTTATACACTGTTATAAGAGGAGGTGTAAAAGATGGTTGATATGGCAACGAGCAATTATAGTAGTAGAAATGGAGCCAAAGTAATTTGGGTCGCAATACATACTACTGAAGGAATCATGGACGCAAGAGATTTAGGATTTTATTGGCAAAGAATAGATAGTGCTTCTTCTCATGCTGGCTGTGATAATGAAAAGACAGTGACATACGTTGATCCTGCGTATGCATCATGGACTCTTCTCAACGGTAATTCTAGATCAGTCAATATGGAAATTTGTGGCTGGGCACGATGGACAAGAGATGAATGGCTTGGTCCACAGAGAGGCAGACTAGTTCAGGCAGCAAATTGGGCTAGACAGATGTGCGATAGATTTGGAATTCCAAAGAGATATATAGGATCATCTGGGGTCGCTAGAGGCGAAGCCGGAATCATAGGACATGTTGACTATACAAATGGTGCGAAAGATGGTACTCACTGGGACCCAGGTCCGGGATTTCCATGGGACGTATTTATTAGTTTAGTGAATCAAAATGCTCCAGGCGGAGGCGGTGGAGCAGGAACAGGAGGTGACGATTTTCTAATGGGATTAGAGCAGTGGAAACAAGAACGTATGTTCGAAAGAATTATGAGCATGGCAAAAGGCGTCGCAGGTCAAAATTACGACGGCGACCAAGCAAAATATGAAGATGAGCGTCATGCAAAACTAGAGGCAAAAGTAGACGCACTGGCAGACAGTATAGATAGAATTCTAGAAAAGCTTGGTGTTGAAAGCCCAAAACCTGAACCTCAACCTGAAGCGGTATATCATACAGTTGTAAGGGGAGACACTTTGTACTCCTTGGCTAGTAAATATCAAACAACAGTAGCAGAAATAAAAAGGCTAAGCAGTATTCAGTCTGATACTCTTTCAGTCGGACAAAGGTTGAGGGTTAAGTGATAAAAGGGCCATGATTGGCCCTTTTATTGTTTCATTGCTATAATGAAAATGAAATGAACATTGAAGACAGAGTAAATCGCATGTCAGTTGACTTAGAGCGTCTTGTGCAGAAGGCTGAAATATGGCAGCTTCTTTTTGATGAATGCCCAATAGCCATAGCAGTCTTCAGTGCCGATATGAAGTTCTTCCTCATAAATCCGGCGTTTACAGATATATCCGGTCACTCATCAGATATCATAGACAGAGACATAAAAGAAGTAATCCCATTGCATTATAGACGATCACATAAGAAAATGGAAAAGCAGTATGCCTCAAATCCTCAGAAAAAGGTAAACAGACATGGATTAAGTCCATATCTATTGACCAAAAATGGTATCGAAGTTCCGATCGATATAGATTTATCATATATTAGGTACGATAGTAAAATATACTATGTAGCCTTCATTAGAAGAATCGTTTAGGAGGTGTTATAATAACAATATGGCAAGCACCTTTACTATTCAATTACCCGCCGGTACAAACGTGACAAAATTAATCAATATTCCAACGGCTGGATCATGGCTCGGCGCCGTTGTTGTTTCATGGTCAACTCACACGGCTGACATGACTGTGCATGAGGCCATTTTCATAACCGAAAACGTGCCGGGTAATCCAAATGTCAATGGATATAGACATGTAAATTATGATGGTGTAGGTCCCACTTTTGATAACTGGACTTTGCCAGCAGAGTGGCGCATACACAAGGTTATGTTTGCGTCTGAAACCATGTTCAAACTTAGATATACTTCAACCTATGATGTAAGTGTTTGCGTTGAGACTAGTCAGACTGCGTGGAAATCAAACACATATCCAACATACTCTGTCACACCACCAACCCTATATAAGTATGATGGCAGAATTGAATGGGTAAATAAGTAGTGATTAGATGAGTACTTATGATCGTTTAGCAATATCACAGAAGCCAGACTTTTATTTATCATCGAATTCTTCAGGTGATCAATCTGGTAAGAATATATATAATGAGACTAATGGCTCTGCTAATGCTGGCCAACCGATAATAGCGGGCAATCCGTCATCGTGGAGAATCTCTTCCACAGAAAGCATAGAGCTTGATTCTAATCCTATATTCTTTAGGGAAGATACTCAGCTTGAGTTTGTAATGCAGAAGATTAATACTGGAGATACTGTATGTGTATTCGGAGATACTGATGATCTTAACGGACTTTTTATAATTCCTAATGGAATTCAGGTTAGATTTGTAGACTCTGCATTGATACAAAAATCTGCGACCATAACCTTTGAGGAATGGCCTGAGAAAATGTATATAATATTATCATTCGATAATTTATATTGTACGCTAAGAGCAAATGATAGTTTCGCACAAATTAGCTACTCAGAGACAGATCCAGACAATATAACTTCAGTAGCGTTCAAGACAACTTCTACAAATACTTATTATATAGATGGAATTGGCATATACTCAGATCTATTCGAATCCAAGAAAGATTACATAAATGGCGCAGATTTTGATTATATAGATTTTATAAGTAAAACATACCAGGCTGTAGGGACTAATTTTAGTGGCAGCCGGGGACAAGAAAAGATCGAGGTATCTAATTCAGACTTCCTCCCTGATCCTATAGATGTAGAGAAATATATATATACTAATACATTCACATTATCAAGCGACGAGGATTTTACTTCACTATCAATAGAGTCTAATTATCCATCTATGAGTATGTATTATCGGACTAATAGCATAGGATGGACTTCCTTCACTGGCAAGGTGTCATTTGACCCAGGATCAGATTTCTTTATCCTTCAAATAAGAATAAAGAGTCAGGATGTGGTTAAGCCTTTCAAGATAAATATATTTCCTATGTTTGATGACAGAATAACCACCAACACACCAGCCGAACTTACACCGAATGGAGGTCCATTTTATCCAGATAGATATTCTTTATCTATAGTCAATTTTCCTGAAGGCATTGAGCTTTATGAAGTTTCTTACGAGGGAGAATGGATAGAATATATACCTAATAGCATAGAGATTCTATTTATGCCTAAAACATCTAATAAAACTATATTATTTTATAGTTCAGACGGAAGTATTTCATGCGGTACGGGAGGATCTATATCCGGTTATACCGCTTATCTGAACGGTGATCTGGTTACTGATCTAGACGATGCCAGGATAAATCAATGGAATCATCTCGTTATAACAGATGCATCACCATCAGCTTCAGTGTTTTATCTAAACAGTAATTCCTCTAGAACGGAAGAGTCTATAGTTGAGTATGCCTTCCTAGCAGGATATCCGTCAGTATTAACGTCCGATATAGCGGCCCAACAATACTCTATATTAAGCAACTATCACAAGGCTTCTATATCCGATGATCCTTCGGATATAACAGAGGGGAATTTGGATTCTACTTCTCCGTTTAAGATTTACACATATGCATGGGCAATTGTTGGTGGAGGTGGAGTGTAATATGTCTAAAAATGATTTGTATTTGCATAATTTTTAGACATATTGGTATAATCTGGTTATGAAAAGTAATAAAAGCAGGATATCTGTGGTATCCGAGACAAAATTAGGTGTTTATGTATGGAAACTGTCAGATGACTCTTTTGTTGCAGACGAAAATGCTAATGTTATGAGCATCGCTGCCTTCAGGGGCGACCTTGCCGCAATCTCTAAAATTAGAGAAGCCGCACGCCATCATGGTTTTCCAGAAGGAGAGGCCATATTTCTTGAAGGTGCCCGTAAAATTACGGATGAAGAGCTACAAGAGCAGATATACAGAATGAGCCAAGGACTAGTGCCAGATCCCTATGATATAGGAGTCTATAAAGAGGAGATGCAATTTGGTGATAGAAGAAGCTGAAGACCAGTTCACCCAATCCGAATTAGTCCAGGCGTATAGATCTCGATCTGCTAAATCTGTCAGGCTGGCCGGAGACGAGGCAGAATTTGACGTTTTCAAAGCTCCTGGAGTTAGGAAGATGCAGGGCCTCGACAGAAATTTTATACGTAGGAAAGATAGAGAGCTATCAAAAGCATATACAAGTCAATCTGGTAAAGCAAGGTCAAAACAAATCAATGTTGATGACATGTATGGATATGACTACTTGGAGTGCATCACTCCTCCATATAATATGGATTACTTGTCTAAGCTTTATGAACTGTCTCCTGCACATATGGCTGCCGTAGATGCAAAAGTTGAAAGTGTATTTGGACTTGGGTTTGATTGGATAGAATCTAAAAAGACAAAAAATTCCAGACAGAATGCTAAAACTGCCGCAGGTCTGAAGAAATTAGACAAGATACTTCAAGACGCCAGAGATAATATTGAGATATGGCTGGAGTCTACAAATAAGCAGGATGTATGGGAAGAGATCATGCGCAAGATCGGAAAAGACTATGAAACAATGGGAAATGCTTATCTTGAAATAGGCAGAGATTCCCAAGGCAGAATAGGATATCTCGGTCATTTACCAGCAAAATATGTTCGTGTGAGACGAAATAGAGATGGATTCGTACAAATATTTGGAAATAGAGTAGCATACTTTAGAAATTTCGGGGATAAAACGTCCAATCCTATTGGTAGCGATACAAATCCTAACGAGCTAATACATTTTAGCAAATATTCTCCAAACGATAATTATTACGGAGTCCCAAATATAATAGCAGCCAAAAATGCACTAGCGGGTAATGAATTTGCCTCAAGGTATAATCTTGATTATTTTGAAAACAAGGCGATACCAAGACATGTAATCATAACAAAGGGTGCAGCCCTATCTACTACTGCAATGAATACTTTGGTTGAGTTCTTTGAGACTGGTCTTAGAGGCCAACATCATAGAAGTGTATATGTTCCACTTGGATCGACAGACGCAGAAATTGAATTCAAGTCAATTGAGGCGGGAAAGCAAGATTCTTCATTCGGTGATTTCCGAGAACAGAATAATGAAGAAATTTTTATGGCACACAGAATACCATCTACCAGGGCCGGTGTATTTAGTGGTAAAAATGCATCACTTGCTGCATCGAAGGATGCAGATAAAGTATTCAAGGAGTCATACTCAAGACCAGAGCAGGCCATCTTTGAGAAGAAAATGCGCCGGGTTTTTAGAGAGATAACTGATGTAGTAGAGTTCAAGCTTAATGAGCTTTCACTTGTTGATGAAGATACACAGTCACAAATTGATGATAGAAATATCAAGAATGGTTCGCTGGTTCCTGATGAAGCCAGGGCTAAACGAGGATTACCTGCCAGACCTGATGGCAAAGGAAACGAGCCTATGGCCATGAGTGCACAGCAGGAAGCAGATCAAAAAGCCAATGCTTTAAAAACAAGAGAACGAGATAAGCAGAGAGCGAACAATACCTCTGACAGCGCCAATTCCAAATCTGGACGAAATGCAAAAGGTGAGGGTAGGAAGGTATCATAATGTTTGATAAAACTGCATCTAAAATGCTGAGCCCGATAAATACAATGGCGGTTAGTATACTTGGCGCCTTCAATCTACTTCTTGGCATATGGATAAGTCTGCCGTTTGACTCCCTAGTGTTTATTAATAACTTTCCGGAGTGGATAGCATCTGCGCTCATGATAATTATAGGATCTTTTATTTTATCTGGTTCCTTAAGACAAACTTATAATACATTATTAATAGGAACGCACTTTAGTTTCTATTTTTGGTTTCTTTCTATAGGAGGTTTATTATATGCTCAGTGGCAGAATCCAGCTTGGATAGTTGCTCTAATGATCTCAATGTACAGCGCATTTGTTGCAGTCAACATAAAAGTCAATAGAGATAATTTGCCTTTTAAAAAACAGTAGCATATAATCAAAATATCATGAAGATAGAAAAAGCTCTATTGGACACAACAGATACAACAATCAATATTAGTATTCCAATTACTAAATTTGATAAGGCAAACCGCCGTGTATCAGGTTTTGCTACGCTCGATAACATCGATCAGAGTGGTGATGTATTAACCGCTGAAGCGAGTATCAATGCCTTCGAGACATTTCGTGGCAACATTAGAGAACAGCATGACAAAAACAAAGCTATTGGCAAAATGGTTAGTTTCGAACAGAAAGATTTCTTCGACCCAAATACCAACAAGATGTATAGTGGTATCTATGTTACAGCATATGTATCAAAAGGAGCACCTGACACCTGGGAAAAGGTATTGGATGGAACTTTGAGTGGATTCTCTGTAAAAGGTGGCATCTTAAAGCAACATACTGAATATGTGCCAGATGAGGACAGAAGTATTCGCTTTATAGATTCTTATTCACTAGAAGAACTAAGTCTGGTGGACTCCCCTTGCAATCAGCTTGCTAATGTCTTTTCTATTGAGAAAACAGCTGATGGCGTTTCAATTAACGTCACAAACGAAGTTAACATGGAAAACGTCTTTTGGTGCGACGAAGATGCAATTGCTGTGTTGAGCAAAGATGAATCTGCCAATTGCAGCAAATGTGAGACTCCAATGAAAAACGCAGGTTGGTTTGAGTCTGTCGCCGGGGAAGATAAAGTAGAAAAAATGAAGGAAGTTTTAGAAGCTTCCGGTTTTACTAAAAGCGACAAAAATCTGCGTGAAATGAAAGGAGGTCCAGACATGGCGAATGAAGTAAACGATGAAGTCGTAGAAAAAGCTGCTGAAGATACAGTTGAAGAGGCTGTAGAAGAAGTAGAAAAATCAACTTCAGAAGAAGAAGGTATTGAGGCTAACGAACCAGACCTTCAAGGAATTGCAAAGGCACTTGAGGAAATTAAAGCATCACTTGCTAGTGATAACCAAGGTACAGCCATTGCAGAAATTAGAAAGACAGTAGAAGGTGTTGAGAAGAGCGTGGAAACACGTTTGGAAGAACTTCTAACACAACATAAAGAACTTGCCGCAGACTTTAAGAGCTTTAAAGAAGGCTTAGACGGTGTTGAAAAAAGATTAAGCACGGTTGAATCCTCTTCAGCGATTAAAAAGTCATCGGATGTTGAGACCGGCTCAGTTATTGAGAAGTCCAATAAGCAAGAACAAAAGCCCTTCTGGTCAAGTGCATTTCTTCCTAATAACCTTGATTAAGAAACAAAAATATGTATAGAAAGGAGAGTTACACATGAGCGAAGATATTCTTGAGAAAGTAATTCGTACTACCGAAGTTGGTTCAGGTGGTGGTGGTCTACTTGCTCCAGAACAAAGTAACAGATTCATCGACTATATGTTCGATGCAACAGTTATGCTTCAGGATTGTAGAACTGTCAGAATGCGCTCTGAAGTAGCGGAAATTGACAGAATTGCAGTTGGCCAAAGATTAATTCGTGCGGCAACAGAAGCGGTTGACACTGGTGAGAACGCTGGAGTTACATTCAGCAAGATCTCTCTAGTAACCAAGAAGATTCGTCTAGACTGGGAACTTTCAAGTGAATCACTTGAAGATAATATCGAAGGAGCAGATCTAGAAGATCATATTGCTAGACTAATGTCAACACAGTTTGGTAACGACTTAGAAGATTTAGCGATCAATGGTGATACAACATCATCAAACAAGACTCTTAAAATCTTTAACGGTTGGTACAAGCTAGCGCTAGCTGGTGCACACGTTGTAGATGCCGGTGGTTCACAACTTGATCTACCAATCTTCAACAAGGCCCTAAAAGCTATGCCAAGAACCTATATGCAAAACCGTGTCGGTCTACGATTCTACACAGGTTCTAACTCAATTCAGGATTACCTATATGCCCAGGCACAACAGGGTAATGGCGCGTGGACAGGTCCAATCTCTGATCGTATTAGAGAACAAGGCCCAGTTCGTACTGAAGGGTCTAATGGATTTGTTGCAGGACGCCCATTCGGTGTTCCCCTACAGGAAGTACCGTTGTTCCTCGAAACAGAAAATGCCACATACTCAGGTGGTACCGGAGATCACGGCCACGTGGAATTGACATTCCCGAAGAATCGTGTAATGGGTATCAAGCGTGACGTTCAAGTATTCCGTGAATTCCAGCCAAAGAAGGATGCTATTGAATACACTACATACATTCGTGCTGGTGTAAACTGGGAAAACCTAGATGCAGCAGTAGTTGTAAAGAACGTTAAACTAGCAGCCTAATAACAATGTAGTCGGTGAAAAGCAGGACTTATGTCCTGCTTTTTGCATTTTTTATGGTACAATCGAGACGGAGGAATAGATGTCATACACAAACATGAGACTAGAAGAGCTACAGAAGGTAGCCACGTTCTTTGATATAGAGATAACAGAGAATGACACTAAAAAAGAGATAATAAATAAGTTACAAGAGAATGGTAGAACGTACTCAGTATATAAGAAGTTTACTGAGCAAAATGATGAAGACCAGGCGCCTGATCTCCAATTTGGCAAAACAATTCTATTGAAGATGGCTAGACTAAATCCATCATTTGAGGCTTATGGATATAAGTTTACAAAGACACATCCTTTTAATGTAATACCTCAAGAAGATGCACAAAAAATAATGGATACGTACGAAGGATTTGTCATAGCATCGCCAGATGAGGCAAAGTCTTTTTATAGCTAATTTAAAGTCCCGTAAGGGACTTTGCCTTTTTATACGACAACATGTTAGAATTATTATGGTGAAGCATAAATGAAAGAATTATTTGTAAATAATCTATCAACAGTAGATTATACTATTTATATTAACGGCGTAGCTACAAATGCCGATGGATCAGTCACTGCTAAGGCATTTCCGAATGGATCTGAAACCGGGACTTCCGTAAGTGTCTCTTCTCCTTCTGTGGGAAAATATACAGCGATACTTCCTATGTCAATGGTCGCGGGTGAGGGAGAGATTCGAATAGAATGGTATTTTACCTTACAAACGAATGCCATGATAGTAGGTCAAGAATATGAAGTTGTCACCCCTTATGCTTCTTGGACAACTTTTCAAGGAAAAGCTTCCTATGCAGACTTTGTTGATTGTGAGAGAGTAGCAAGGAAAATAATCGAAGGCTATACGGGACAATTCTTCGGAAAGGTGTCGGCGACATATGTTGTTGAGGGCACAGATACTAATGGCCTTCGTATGCCCAGACGCTTGCTTTCCCTGACTGAAGTGCGATGGCAGGATCAATATACGAATCCACAGGTAATTACAGCTCCGTCTCCAAGTGACGGCTGGAACGAGTATAGCTGGGATATAGCATCAGATGGATGGATTTTAAGAACACCTAGGTCAAGATCTAGAATGGATATGGTTTATCCAACTAAGTTCTCTTTTAGAAGAAATATTTCATACAATGTAAACGGATTGTGGGGATACAAGTCTGTTCCAACCAATATAGAAGAGGCTGCCAAGATAATAATAGCTAACCTTTTATGTAAGGATCAAAAGTACAGAGATAAGTATCTAGAATCAGTAAAGGCCAATGATTGGGATATAACATTCTTAAAGGAAGCCTTCGATGGAACAGGAAGTGTTACTGCCGACCAGTTACTAAATGATTATAGGATGTATCCAGGGGTTGGTGTAATATAATGCTACTTGGAGGATGCCTATTCTCTACAAAATTTACGATGACAGCCGAAGTTTATAAGAAGCAAAGGACACTTGGGAAATCATCTGCTATCAAGACGACTTGGGTATTGGACACAAGTATTGGAGATCAAGGTATAATAAATTGTATTGTAATTCCATTTCTATCCAACAGTTTCACGAGGCAAGGAACTGGAGAGACTTTTGGAGAGAAGTATATGAATATAGACTTCCTCAAGATGTCATCCTCAGTAAACATAAGCAGAAGCGCTCAGATATATAATATAAAAGATGCGGATGGAAATGTAATATATAAAGAACTAGATTTCCAAAATACTCCAGCTACATGGTATAACTCATCAGGATCGGCACCAGTTATTGGCCCGTTTGGAGATATTATTGAATACCAGACTTTGTTATCCAGGGCAGAACAACAGGGTGGATTATGATAAACATACAAGCTGAATTAGATAAATTCAGAGAGGTTGGCGTAGCAATATCTACTATCGAATCAACGTTGAAATCTGATAGGCATGTTAGCTCTTTAATAAAGGCTGCTCATGAGGTGACATCAGGAGAATTCGTAGCTCATATGTCAAGCATGGCCATGAGAGAACCTGGAAAGTACGACCACATGTATGAATGGAATCAGGTTGCAGATCCTAACGGAAAACTTTGGAGACATATATTAAAAGGAAATGGCGCGAACCGAGCTGCCTTCTTTGAGTTCAAGGCATCAAAGAAGATTGTTCCTGTAGATCCAAAGCTGCAAGCCGTTGGTGTGAAGAAAATACATATTTTTGTATGGAAATCAATGGTTCTTGAGAATGGTCTTCCTGTTAAGATATCTCCGAAATTAGCTAAATATCTGGTTTTCCTTGCTAAGAAAAAGACGTCTAATTCTACAAGTGTTGGTAATGGATTTCAAAGAAATGGCATTGTTTACTATAAAGGTACCATATCTATAGCGCGTGCAGGAAACGAAAGAATAAATGGTGCCTTCACTAATGAATGGACGCAGTGGTGGAACAGTGGCGAACCAGAATCAGTTATAAACAAGACATTAACCAAACCAGCGATAGATGCAATGAAAAAGACTTTTGCTGAAAAAGTGGCGAGTTTCGCCAAGTTAAAAGAAAAAGACAAGAGCTTCAGCATAACAGCCCTGATTCCTGATCGTCTAATGGAAGAGAAGTTTCAGGAAAGCTTGAGAAAAAATTATATTGCAGCCGCTGCCAGTAGAAGGAGCTTAATGGATGACTAGTCCTAAGTGGAAAGAGAAGTATGGAGATTCTCCAGTTTATTTTATTAATAAATATATACAGGATAAACTTGTTGAGATGGAATTTATTGATATGGCAGACTATGTCAGTGATTTTAATGGTGTGCCGAATTTTGTTTTGCCATTTTTATTGCCGGGACAAGAGGTCCCAGAGTTAGAAACCATATATGATGATAGCCAATTCAAATCACTTCCATATGGCATATACTCGTTAAGCCATAGATACAGCCCAGACGAGCCATATATGATATGTGGTCAAATTGCTTATACGTTTTATCATGAAGATATAGATACATTGATAGCGATGGCAGAGTATCTCGCTGATCTGCTTTCAAGAGAAGATTGGACCGCCGGGGATATTAATGTACATTTTAGGTCAGAAGCTACTTATCCGTTTGAGTTTAAAACATTGTGCGTACTAACGTCAGCAGGACCAGCACCATCAGAAGATGAAGGTGGAAGAAGCTCCTTTATGATAGTTGTTAGGTATGACTGTACATATGAAGGAATAAATAGAACTTATCCAGGGCTAGTCCTAGCAGATGATTCTACATATATAAATCAGGGCCTAAGGTAAGTTTGCACAATAATTATCAGAATGCGATAATTATTTTTAGGAAGAAAGCAAAGACTTTTAGGATATAAATATAGGAGGTGAAATTTAAATGAGTGAGGCTCGTAATATTCTTGTTGGTGCAGCATCAGTGTTCCTTTCACGTGATGATTCACTAGGTAGTGGATGGAATTCAATTGTTTTACCAGCAACAGTAAGTGGTACTCCATATACAGACACGCTAACTCCTCACGCTGACTGGAGAAATGTTGGATATACATCAAATGGTGTTGAATATACATACACTCCTAGTTATGGTGAAGTAGAAGTTGACCAATTGCTTGACGCAGCAAAACTATTCAAGCAGAAAATGACTGCTTCTGTAAAGACTGAATTCGCAGAGGCGACTCTAGAAAATCTATTGGTGGTTTGGGCTCAAGGTAGCTCTTCACTACGTTCTACTGCTGGTGATACTTCAGCGGTAGATATTACTGGTAGAACTGTTGACGCAACAAAAGACTTCAGTGGTGTTACTGTCCCAGCCGACGAACAAGTTCTTGGTATGGAAGCTGGTGCGCTTGGTGTAGAACCTGTAGAACGTCAGATGGTATTCGTTGGTGTTGCGCCACGTACACCAACTACAAATAAAAAGATGGAGCGTATTTATCACCTACGTAGAGTGCTTTCTGTTGAAGCATCTACACATGGTCTAAAGCGTAACGACTCTACAAGATTCCCAGTAAACTTCCGTTTATTGCCTTCAGCGATATCAGGTGCAGAATATGGAACAATTAGAGACAGAGTAATTACTCCGTAATCACTTAAGAAAAGCCCTACCATACGGTAGGGCTTTTCTATTTGCGCTTTTTCACTACGCTATGTTAAAATTATTCCATAAGAAAGGGTTTGTTATGGAACAAGTTTATGAAGAAAAAAAGGTAAAGCTTCAAGGATGGCAAAAGCCAATAAGCATAAGACCATTAGTTATCAAGCAATTCAGAAGAGTAGCAAAAGTATTGGATAATATCCAAAATCCAGATGATGATCACAAAGACTCTGTAGTGGTTGATATACTGCTTGAGGCAACTGCGATTGCTATGGAGACATACGAACCAAAGCTTTCAAAAGTGGAAGACCTAGAAGATCATGTCGATATGGCAACAATGGAACATATTCTTAATGTTGCAACGGGCGTGAAAATCAACGACCCAAATTAGAAGAAAGCGACGTTGAAACAGATCTAGTTGACTTAGAATCGGAAATATTATATTTCTATCCAGGCATGTTTAAAAGTTTTGATGATTTAGAAGATAATTTAACAATGCAGGAAGTGTCAAGAATGCTTGAGAAGGCCAGGGAAATGAAATATAACGATCAGAGATTTGCAGCATCCCTTAAAGGCATAGATCTTGAAGAAGGAAGACAAAGCAAATTTGATCAAATGAAACGTCGCGCGGAAGCAAAGGCTAGGGGAATGACAGAAGAGCAATATGAACTTTCTGGTCATTTTAATATCATAGAAGAGGATGAATAAGAATTACTGAGAATATCAGCATACGGTTCACAGGCTCGGCTGATTTTAGTCAAGCAATGGCTGAGCTTAACGCTCTTAATGCTACAGCAGGAAATCTAGAGAAACGACTACAATCTTTAAGTGTGGCTCGTATGGCTGGTGGTACTCTTATTCGTGACTTGCAGTCTGTCGCAGCTCCTAAATTCCAATGGGATGAGGGATTGCGACAGACTGATTTGTTTGTAAAGAATCTACACCGTGGAAAGATGGAACTCCAGGGCATTACAGACTTTATGGATAAATGGAAGAATCAATCCAGGGACATCGCAGAGAATCAAACGCGTCTTGCTAATGCTGTTTCGAGAACTGGCCAGGGTGGTCAGACTCAAATGTATCTTCCGTCAGTTAATGATATTCGAAATTCAACTATGGCCCTAGAAGCACAAAATAGACAATTCGGCATACAGAATGAAATGTTAAAGGTTGCTTCTACGCAGATTCAAAACTGGGGAAAGAATATGCAGTGGGCAGGTAGACAGCTAATGGTTGGATTTACAATACCATTTGCAGCAGCCGCAGCAGCAGCCGGAGTATTTGCATTCACCGTTGATAAAGAGATCACAAGAATTTCTAAAGTATACGATGGTGCAAAAGACGAGGTAAAAGGACTTGCGATGTCTACTGCATCATTTGTTACTCAAACGATGGGCGCCACAACAAAATCAACATTGGATGTGATGGCTCAATTAGCGGCGGTAGGACAAAAGGGTGATGAATTAAAGCAAGGAGCTATTCAAGTACAGCGCTTAGCAACACTTGGTGAGATGGATTCTGAAACAGCGCTGAAGTCATATATATCTATGCAGGCAGTATTTAAAATGTCTGTAGAAGAAACAGCAGATGCTATTAACTATATGAACTCTGTAGAAAATGCCACGTCTCTACAAATGGAAGACTTTGCTGAAGCTATTCCTAGAGCAGCAGCTCCAGTTAAGCAGCTTAACGGTAGTATTCAGGATCTTGGTACGATTATGGTTGCTCTAAAGGAGCGAGGTGTTGATGCTGCCGAAGGCGCAAATGCCATCAAGACTTTAATGAATCGTTTAATTAATCCTGCGGAGCAGACAAAGGAAACATTCAAGTCGCTTACAGGTAGAGATTTACCTGAATTTATCAAGAGCACCAAGGGTGAATTAATGCCAACCATGAAGGGTTTGGCAGACATTATAATGTCTGGCAATCTCAGCCTACTTGAGCAACAACAACTAATTGGTAGACTTGGTGGAGCATATCAGCTTACACGTTTGACAGCAATCCTTGATGGTCTTGCTTCAAAGGGTGGGCAAGTAGAAAAGGCTTTTGAAGTTGCGGCTCAGGGAGAGAGCAAATGGGCAGCCTCAGCAGCGCAAGAACTTGAGACACAGACTACAAGTATTTCAAAGAAATTCACTATAGCCGTAGAAAGCTTTAAGATGCAATTACAGGGTTTTGGTGAAGTTGCATTAAAGATGGCTACATTCGTTATAACAAAAGTTGGTGACATAATGGGTGCTCTAAACTCTATGCCAGAATGGGCCAAAGGGATGCTTATTGTTGGTGGTAGCATACTGGCTATTGCTGGACCCATTGCTATGCTTGTTGGTATATTTGCTAACTTTGTTGGAACAATAGGTAGGGGATTCGCCGGATTATTTAATCTAGGCTCAAGATTTAAAAGTTTGACTATAGAACAAAAAGCAGCCGCTGCTGCCGCTGGCGATTTAAATACAAAGTTTATGTCCGAGGCTGATACAGTCCAGATACTTATATTCCAACTTGATAAATTACAAAAGGCTTATCTGGAAACAGCACAAGCTTCGTCTCTAGCAGGAAGTGCATTAGTAAAGAACCAGAATGCTACTGCCATTAAAACAAATATGGACAAAGCTCTAGCAAATGAAAAAGCCGAGGCAGCTAGATTAGCTGCATTAATGGCTCAGCAGCAAGAATTCATCTCCAAGAACAAGGGAGTGCCAAGCAAGAGCGAATTGGCTGAAGCAGAAAGAATGGCCTATCTTGAGCAGGCACGTAGGGATATTCTTGCTAACCCTAGATACACTGATCAAAAGCGTGGAGCAATCTTTGATCCTGAAATGCGCAAGCAATATGAACAGCTTGGTAAAGAAATGGCTACGGCAGATTCATTACTGATGACAGCTCAGAAGAATCGTCAGGCAGAATATCAAGCTCAGCAAAACAAGCTCACACAACAAATTCGTGATCAGGAAGCCGTACTTACTGGTGCAATTAAACATAGATCAGAGGCTACAAAGATTGCTATGGCCACTGAAAAAGAAATGCTATTGACGGGTCTAAAAGAGCAAGCTGCGCACGCGGCTGCCCTAGCGCAAGCTAAAACTGGTGTCGCAGGTTCTATCCCTGGTGGAGTTATGTTGGGCGGAGCCAGATATTATCAATCAGCTGGCGCATGGAAGAAAGAAGTAGACGGAAAAACAATGGCAGCACCAGTTGAAGAAGCAAAAGCATTGAATGCTGGACTGCAAACTGTTGCTTCTACGACAGGAAAAGTTGCAGATAATATGGAAAAAACAGGCCTAATGACTAAGGTGTTTAGTCAAGAAGCACTTTTTGCAGTATCAGCAATGGCAGCTATTGGCTCATCAGTCGCCGGTACAAATAGTGGTTTGGCATCGTGGCTAAATTATCTTGCACTCGGTGCTGGATTATTGTCCATAATAGCTCCATTCTTTGGACAGATCGGCGAATTTGTTAAGAAGCAAGATTTTGTCCAGAACTTACTTGGAGGGCCTGATGGAGGAAAGGGTAAACTTGCAAAGTTTGGTTCTGGGTTAATGGAAAATGCTAGCAAGTGGGGGAAAGCAGCCGCTGGGCTATTCTTTAATCCATGGACACTTGCAGTTGCCGCAGTTGGTATCGGTATTTTTGCAGTATATAAGATGGTCACAGCAGAATCTGATAGGCAGGTTGAGCATATGCAAAAGCTTGCAAATACAACTGAGGGTTGGATGAAAACTCTTGGTCAAGCCGAAATTAAATGGGGCCAGATAAAGGACGCGTCGGGTCAAGTCAAGGATGACATGCAGGCCATGGTAAATAAAGTACGTCAGGATAATGCTGACCTTGTAACTGAAGTTAGTCGCCAGAATGGTGCTGGATTAGATGATCTATTAAGAAGTCAAGTTTATAGACTTCAAGGTCAAGGATTAAGCAGACAAGACATAATGAAGAGCATGGAGACCCTTCTGATGGCTGCCGGGAAGACTCGCCAGGATATAGATAAGATTCTTGGAAATATTAAGGTTACGTTTGACTTTAAAACACCTCTTTCAGACATTGATGTGTTCCTTAAAGATATTAGAGAAAAAGCTTATCAATCTGGTATCTTCCGTGGAACATTCCAGGGCAAGGAAGGTATATTTGATGAGGCCTTTAAATCTACGCGTATGGGTAGTGAGAGGCTTAATAATCTTGCTCAAGATATTATGGGTAAGATGGTTGGCTTGGATGACACGACTCAGAAGTATGTAGCTGAGCAACTTGCAAAACAGCTTAATTCTGCTATGGATCAGGGATTCCAAGATTTAAAGAATAAATATGGCGCACAGCTTAAAGATACATGGCAGAAGTCAGCAGAAGCAATGCTGACATTCTCACCAGACAGTGGATATGTACCAAAGCAGGCCGATGTTGGTCGTGGACAAAAGACTCCTATTACAGATGCACAGAGAGATCTGGCATTACAGCTTAATGCCAATAGGGATCTAGCGTTGAAACTTGCGAAGGCAATGAATATTCCTGATGATGTCGCTAAGAAGTTCAGAACATTCAATGATATTATCCCAATGATTGGTAATAGTACAAAGAGCGCCACTGAGGTTCAAAAGCAATATAATGATGCTGTTTCAAAGGCAGAAAAAGTTGGTGGTAAACTAACAGATGAACAAAAGAAGCAAATGGCTGCCGCCTATGCGGCTGCCAGAGGTTTAGATGCGGCGAAGCTTGCTGCCAATGGATATTCCCAAGAAATTGATAAAAATGCAGAAAGCATTAAAGAGAATAATCGTGGTCTTCAATTATTTATTGAGAATCTTAGACAGGTTCAAAATGAACATGGTAATTTCAGTGGGGCAATTGGTGGAACAGGCGCATTCTGGGAAAATAGGGCGGACTCAGAATCAGGTTTTGGTGGTTTAACTGGTTCACCAGCACAACAGGGATCGATGTTGAATGACCTTGTACGTAGTGCATACGGAAACACAATGGGCGTAGCTTTTGATCTTGCTTCTATGCAGGCTGAACGTCAATACCAAGCTCGTATGGATGGAATCACAAACTACTATCAGGGAATTAAAGATAGGCTTCAAAATGAATCCAAGCAACTTGACAAATCTTGGCAAGATAGAATGCAGGCTTTCTCTGACTCGTGGAAGGATAGAATTGACGCAACAAAACAAAGCTTCGAAGACAGAAGAAATGCAATACAATCTGAAATTGATGCTATTGAAGATCAAAGAGATGCCAATAGAGAACTTGATGAACAACGTCAGAGAATGTTTGAGGCGGAAGAAAGAAGAGTTGAAAGACTAACTGA